GCTGGACACGGGATGCGGTCAACAACTGGCTTGTCAGTTTTGACAAGCACCGAAGGTGCTATATCTAATAGTTCTTGGTTTATGGTTAGTGGTTCTTGTTTAGGGTTATTTTGGGTTAAGTCTGGGTTACCCGTGGGTTTCTCTTGGGTTCTTTTAGGTCTGCCACCTTTACTGCCATTGGCTTTTTGTTTTGCCATGTATTCGTGATAACTGGCAATCTCTAAATCTGCCCTGTGATTTTTGTAACCCTCATCTGTCAGCGTGAAGAATTCATCAAGCACTATTTGCACGACTTGGGGTTCAAGCCGTAACCTACGGGCAAGCCGTGGAATATCGTTGGGTATCGGTTGCTCAGAATCGTAGTAGAGATCGAGCAGTCTCCTGTAAGCCAAATCTTCCATCAGCGAAAGATGTAGCGTGTTCTTGATGTAGTCACCAATATTGAATTGGTAGTAGTGCATAAGCCACCTTGTCCATCACCTTAGAAAAGAAACATCGGCAAGGGAAGGTGGTAACCCCTTTCAGTCTGCTCATGACTTCAGACCTAGCCGTGTCTCAAAAAATGTTAATCAGTAAACCATTCGGGCTTCAACAATTTTAATTGCCACACTCGCGCCTTGGGCAACTGCTCACCCCATTGCGCTACTGCGGCTTGAGAAATGCCAAGGAGTTTTGCTAGTTGCACTCCTGACCCCGCGAGTTTGATTGCGTCTTGTGTTTTCATGGCGAAAGTATAAACGGGCTTACTGCCAGAAGTAAAGCCATATTTAATGTAATACCTCTGTTTTCAGTCACTTTTACCTCTGAAAACCCCAGCAATATAAATCTGGCTAATACCCCCCAACTTGCAAAGGGTATTAAGATGGCTTATAGTTCACCCATGCCGCAAACAAAGCGGTCTTCTTAAACCAGACGGAGAGCAACCATGACAACAGTAGGCAAATTCGGAATCGAACTCGAGTGTTTCAATGTAGACATGAGCGTAGTAGTAACCGCGCTTAGAAATGTGGCTGAAGTAAATGCACATTCATCATCTTATAGTGGTCGCGAATACAGCGTGTGGCAAGTCAAGTATGACGGCTCCATCCAAGGCAACAATGGCTTTGAGGTAGTCAGCCCCATCCTAGAGGGCGAGGCTGGTATCGCAGAAGTGCAAAAGGTCTGCAATGCACTCGTAGCGATTGGCGCACAAGTCAACAAGTCTTGCGGTTTCCACATCCATCACGATGCAACTGGCTGGGGCATCCAAAAATTCCGCAATCTCTTCAAGCGTTTCATCAAGTTTGAAAATGCCTTGGATAGCGTACAACCCGAGTCTCGTCGCGGTGACAACAACCGCTACTGCAAATCAGTAGTCAAGACATTTGCTGAGATTGATCAGTGCAACACAGTAAACGGATTGGCAATGTTGTACGACAACAATCGCTACTTCAAACTTAACCTTCAATCATTCTTCCGCCAAGGCTCTGTCGAGTTCCGCAACCACGCTGGCACAGTTGAAGCCGCCAAGGTCATCAACTACATCCGCCTGACCTTTGCAATGGTTACGGATGCTGGCGAAAAAACTGCGGTCAAGCAGTTCACCAAGCCCACAACTGCCAAGGAAGCCTTGGACACAATGCTGGCTGGCATGATCCGCAGAAACCGCATCACTACCGAAACAGCAACTTTCTACAAAACCCGTCAAGCCAAATTTGCAAAAGGAGTAACAGCATGACAAAACGAATCTATCTATTCAGCGGGGGCGGTTTTGTGATCGCCTCCTCATCTGATGAGTTTCTCGACAAGATGCGTAAGTCTAGCCTCTTTGGACATACCGACTCAGCCACAGAATTTATGACCAATGTATCCAACCGATGCCTACTGCAAAACGGCTCAAAGATTAGTACGCAAACGCCCGACTGGTTTTTGCAAGACCTCATATCTGCCGAGTTTGTGACCGCTATTCCCGTTAACTATTGAAAGACCAACCATGTACGAAACTGAAATTCTCTACTGCGCCTATGGCAGTAACCTTAATCACGACCAAATGGCTATTAGATGCCCCAATGCCGAGTTTGCTGGCACAGGCGTAGTCAAGAACTATCGCCTAGTCTTCCGAGGTGTCGCTGACATTGAATATGCCCGTGGGCAAGAAGTCCATGTGGGTTTATGGCGGTTGACCGATAAATGTGTCCAAGCCCTAGACCGCTACGAAGGCTATCCCCACTTGTACGAGCGCGGTGGCATTGAGGTCATCACCAAGAAACGCACAGTAGAAACATTTTTTTATTACATGAACTTAGGCTCGTATGGTGAGCCAGCCACTAGTTATCTTCAATCAATCGCGGCTGGATATGCCGACTGTGGCTTACCCCTCAACGCATTGAAATCTGCGCTGGAACAGAGCAAACGCTTGTATTGGCAACAGTACGAGTTGACTGCCTGAGTTAATCTGACTTATAATTCAACCACGCCCCATGTCGGGGTCTTTTAAAGGAGAGAGTAAATGTCGCACGAAATCGAAACCAACCAAATCACGGGCAACCGCGAGATAGCCTTTGTAGGTGATACGCCTTGGCACGGGCTAGGTCAGCAATTAACTAAGAATGCGCCCATCGATGTATGGCGTAGAGAAGCGGGGCTAGATTGGCTTGCCAAGACCGCGCCCGTTGTATTCCAGCCAACACCAGAAGATGACTACCAAGAGATAAACAACAAAGTTGTAATTTATCGTAGCGACACCAATGCGCCACTAGGCGTAGTCACCGAGCGTTACAAGATTCACCAACCCAATGAGGTTTTAGATTTCTTCAATACGCTGGTGCAATCTGCTGGCTTCTCGCTCGAGGTGGCTGGCGCGATCAAAGGCGGTAAACGCATCTGGGCTTTGGCTAATGTCAACAAAGAAGCGGTGGTGCTACATGATGATGCCGTGCGCGGTTATCTCTTACTCAGTACCTCATTTGATGGCTCTACGGCAACGATTGGGCAGTTCACTAGCATAAGAGTAGTTTGCAATAACACGCTCTCTGCGGCTGATCGAGAGGATGCGCCAAGCCGCGTAAACCTGACCCACGGCTCAGACTTTGATGCAAGTTTGATGCGCGAGCGTCTAGGGCTGGTTGTCTCAGGTTTTGAGGGCATGATGGACAAGTACCGCGCTCTAGCACGGGCTGGAGTGGGTGAGAATTACGCCAAGGCATTTGCTGACAAACTATTTCCAGCCGCCTATAACCACCAGTTGAACACCTACAAGCCATCGCGGGGCTTTAAGCGCGTGATGGAACTTTTTGATGGCGCGGGTATGGGCGCATCAAATCACGGGGTTTATGGCACTAAATGGGGTCTGCTCAATGCCGTCACTCAATACATAGATCATGAGCGCGGACACAATGTAGACAACCGCATGAACAATGCGTGGTTTGGGCAAGGCAACCGCATCAAGGCTCATGCCGAAGAATTGTTGCTAGCATGAAAATGGAACTCAAAACCATCTGGCTCAGTAGCAAAACCGAGCGCGAACACCCCGTCATCATTGAAATCACTTTTGAGGACATAACTGATGATTGGGATTCGCGCCCCCACTATCTTGCTGAACTCTCAATTACTTGGGATGGCGAGAACATCTACAACATAGTTCCAGCAGAAGACTTAGAAGAACTGGCACAAGAAGCCAAAGAGTTCTATGAAGACTATGTAAGCGATCAAAAGCGGTGCAATGAAGATGATTTCATTGAACCTAAACATATAACCTCTTGGAGTTTTTAACATGAAACATCAGAACTACACCCAGAATGCTATTGAAGGTCCATATACTGCAACCCCCACGCTGGCAGATAAAGTTATCTTTTGGCTCTCAGGGTTTGCGGCTGGCTTTATGGTTGCAATTTTAGTAGGGGCTAAATAATGGAATCCACTATCCGCAAAACTTGTGATGAATCTATTGCATGGGCAAAGACATTTGCCGAGGGCGCGTGTCCAGACAACATTTATGAACAACTGTTGTGCCGCATTGATTGCCTAGAAGGCTTACTGCGGGAAACCATGTATTACTTGGCTAATGCCGAGGAAGTATCGAAAGGTAAAAAGTAATGGGCTATTTTTTAATATGGGCATCCATTGCCGCATGGTTCACGCATATCTTTTACTGTTTCAGTCATACCCTTTGGGGTTTCCTTGTGGCTGGTGCGCTTTTTTTCCCGATAGGAATTCTCCACGGGATTTATGTCTGGTTTTCTTGAAAGGTAATCTATGAAAAATATAGCCACGGCTCTGGTCAAAGCACAAAGGGCGTTTCAGCCCGCTTTAAAGACCTCTACCAACCCTCATTTCCGCTCACGCTATGCTGACCTATCCGCTTGCGTGGAGGCGGTAATAGACGCATTAAACGCCAATGGGGTCTATCTTTTGCAAAGAAACTATGACTGCCCAGACGGGGTGATGGTCGAGACAGTCTTTGTCCACGAAACGGGCGAGATGCTCGAGACAGGAATTGTCCACTTTCCAGCCGTCAAAAAAGACCCACAGGGCTACGCAAGTGCTTTAACCTATGCCCGTAGGTATTCGCTCATGGCGGCTTGTGGAATAGCCCCAGAGGATGACGATGGCAATGCCGCCAGTAAGTCAGTCCCTCGCATCACGCCTACCCGTAGCGAGGCAGAAATAAGTGAAAAACGCCAATCTGTTCTGGCAGATGTGGCAGAAGCAATCAAAGAACGCATGGCGGCAGAAGATGTTGTCGGTGCGTTTGATGAAGCCAACGCCATTACGGATGTTGAGGAAAAAGTTGCTCTCTGGTCATTGCTGGATAGCAAGACCCGTAGCGCAATTAAAAAGCAAGCAGAACTTTCTAAGGAAATGAAATGAAAAAATACGACATTAAATACGCCTTCCGCAAATACGAATCACAAGGCGCACAAAAAACCTTCTGGTCAACACACGGAACATTGTGGGTTGATGACAACGGCAAAATGAAAATCAAGATTGACTCAATCCCTGTTGTAGAAACCTATGATGGCTGGTATCAAGTCTTTGAGCAACAGACACCAGAGCAACGCCAGCAACGCCAATCCGCGCCAAGGGCAGAGCCATTAGATGATGCGGATGTGCCTTTCTGATGAGGTCTTATGCTGAACGGAAACAGGATTGGTGGAAATGGCATTGCAACAATCCAGATGTTTGGCTATATTTTGAACGCTTCTCGCTCGAGGCAATCAATAGGGGCAGAACCCGAATCAGTCATTGGTTAATAATCAATCGGATTCGGTGGGAGGTCAACATTGTTACTACGGGCGAGGACTTCAAAATTTCCAATGACTACATTGCTTTTTATGCGCGTCTTTGGAATGCAAGATATCCACAATATAAGAATCTTTTTACCATCAAGAAAATGATTGGAGAAGTATGCGCGAACCAATAGGACTATCAGCACCCATGCGGTACATCCCGCAACCAGCAACGCCAGAAGAAGATGAAGCATTTAACGACATAGAACGCAGAAGCAAAGTAAAACAAGAAATCATCAACAACCCAAGCAAAGAATCCAAGTTGCGGATTGAAGTTGCTTTGCTTACAGAATGTGTACGGGCTATGTCTGACCGAATTACTGCATTGGAAAAGAAATGACCAATAGAGAAATAGTTGTTAACTTTATTCGAGATGTTTTGCGAGCCAGAACACTAGAGGAAATCATTAACAAAGAATTGCGCGAAGCCTTTATTTCCAAAATGCAAGCAGAACAATCACTTGAGTACGCCACTAGCGTTGTTGAATACAACCGCCAACGCATTAGAAGGTTACAGGAAAGACTTAATGAAATAGGAGATCGCCATGCTTGAAAGCATCCTGATCATTATTGCACTTTTGATAACTGGCGCGTGTGTAGGAATAGGCGTAATAATCGCCATCCTATGGTTTAGCGTAGAAAAAGATTAAAGGTTTTTATCGTATTCCTCTTTAGACAATAGCCCAATTGCATACTTATTTTGTGGTCTAAAGATAGTAAGTTTTTGTCCACGCATTTCTGGCGCAAAACTTATATGTGTCCAACTAGCGTATTCGTGAATCATTTGGTCAAACTGGATGCCAGACGCTTCGATGGCTTTACAAACTGCCAATGGGTTTCCAAAGTCTTTACAAACAAAATCAATTGCCCATCCATCCATGTGGCTGGAAACCTTAGAGCCACCCACCGCCACATTAACTTCTGGCAGACGCAACCAAGAATTGACATGGATAGATTTGCCTAATAAGGCGCGTACCTTTTCCATGCCTTGTGCGGCAATCTTCATGTTTGCCAACTGTGCTTCTGATGGCTGGTTGTTGATACCAAGACGGGATGCGGTCTCAGAAAATGTGGCTTCTTCCAGCGTAAAGTGTTCTGTTAAGTTCATTTTTTAGCCTTCATGTCCATAATCTTTTCTAGCGTTCTGCCACCAAAATAAAACGACATTATCAACATACCCCATTGACCAAGCAATTCAACATAGTTGTTGTTAACCTCAATGTCCCATGCGCTCATCATGGCAAAGGTTGTATAGGTCAACAAAATAAAAACCAGCGTCATAGGGCGAATGTTTTTTGATAGCCACGAATCAGAACCCATGTCTGCTTTAAGCCGTTCGGTCAATTCATGGGCTTCTGCAACATCTGCATTAAGTTTTGCTAACTCGCCATTTTGTTGCATCTCCAGCAATTTTAATTTTGCTTGCTCTGCTTGCGCTGGGTCTGGAAAAACTTTATCAAGTATTTTTCCACCAATGTCTATAAGTGCAGTTAGGGGTAACATTATTTTTCCTTTAACTGTTGTATCAATCGGTTAATCTGTTTTTCTTTTTTCTCTATTCTTATTTCTGCTTTCTGAATCTTTATCCACATCATAATCATCACAGGCGTAATGATTAAGACAATAGAAAGAATTACGCAAAGCATAATTAAAGTTCCACGATAAATGAATTTATCCATACCGCATATAGCCAAGAAACGATAAGTAGAACTAAGAATAATCCCATTCCAAGTTCAATCTTTTCTTGCCTAAACCTTTCCCTTTTATATGCTTCGCGTTGCCTTCTGATTCTGATTTGCTCTTTTCTCTTTTGTTGTTCTGCCTGTACCTTAGTATAAATTTCATTGTAGTTATCCCACAATGGACCAAGTTGAGATGGGACACTAGCCCCACGCATCATCCCGCTTAACTTTACATAGAACTGGTCTAACTCATTTTTGTAAACGCTAAGTTCCAAAATATCTTCTGGCTTTGGGTCTGCACTAGAAAATATTTCTTCGTACTTAACCTCTACATATTCTGTAAGTGTCTTATGGTTTCTAAAGAATTCGCCTAAGTGTCCAATAAATTGCTGGACAATTTCCCGTTCGTTAGGAATGTGGGTTGTGTAAGTTGCCTTCTTTTTCTCCACAGGCTTTGCTTCTGCGGCTGGCTTAGATTCTGGTTTGCTAAATAACCCAGCAAAGAACTCCCAGATTGATTTTGCTTCTTTGACAATAGTTTGTGCGTCATCTGTTGCCTTTTTTATTTTTTGTACTGCTACCTTGCCTTCGTTTAAGGCGTTACAACAATAGGTAATCCCGTCATAGGCTAGTTGCAATGCCTTGAATGCCGCGCCAATCGTGAACGGGTCAATCTTTAACCTCTTTGTAGATTTGGTAAATCTTCTGGATTATCAGCAATAGCGTGTAGATAAGGGTTGCCCAGATAAGCACATCTGACACGGGATAGCCAAATACAGACGCTATGGATACTGTAACTGGCGGGGTTGCTTTGACCGCTACTGCCGCTAATGTTTCTTTGCTATCGGTCATTTTTTCCCCAATATTAGTTGTTAGTAACCGCCTCATAAAGCAGAGTTGTTCGATTTCTTTGGTATTTGCACAATTCAAAGAAGATAAGGCGCTAACCCTTATTTGGTTACCAACAAAGAAAGTATATCAAAGACACTTAAATACTTCACGCGCTGGCACAAAAGTTTCTGTATTGTGGTCATAGGCTTCCCACCAAAGAAACTGATTGTTAGCCAAATATTTGCGGTCTTTAAGTAGGTTTATATTTTCTGGATGCCCATAGATTAAAGGGTCGCTGACCGACCACAAAACAATCCCTTTCTTTCCTTCTATCCAACCAAGGTGCTGAAAAAAACTATCGCAAGAAATCCAAGTGCGACATTCACGCAACAATTCTTTTAGTTGGCTTATTGGCAACCCTTTTCTAAAGTCTTCCACCAACTGCGTTTCTCCTTCCACGCCAATCTGCACGATTGGTTCTTTAATCATGGATATAAGTTCTTCCCAAAATGGATAGTTCTTGGGGTTGTTTTTGCCGTTGCTAAGTGGTCTTGAATAAGGTGAAATGACTATCAAAGATACATCCTTTCAAATGCTTTCTCTAGGCTTTGTGACCATTTCCATTTGTCCATCTGCGCGTAGATGTTCCATTGGTCTATGTTGCCAAATATAGCCTGTGCTTCTGCAATGGATTTTCCTTCTACAACTTCTGGATAGCAAGTAAACACTAAAGGCTTCTTAATTTTTGGCAAGACTTTGCTAAACACAATATGGTCACCCAGACCACAGTTCAGCACCACAACTGTGTAATCCTTATATTGCATATGAGCGCGAAATATTTTTTCGTCATGCTCATACATTTCCTGTTGGGTTTCACTACGAATGCCACCCTTGGGATTCTTTAGATGCCAAGTAACTGCACCAGATACCGCATAAACCTTATAGCCTTTTTTATGCAACCCATAAGTGAATAGAGTTTCTTCCCTGTGCGCCACACGCGAAAGGTTTAGGTTGTAGTCGCAGACACCAGCCCGATACAGAAATGAACAATGCAGATGCTCTACTTGTTTGCAACCATCAATCATGCCCCATTGGATGTTTGGTTCTAGGTCTATCAAGTCAATCGTGCCAGATACCCTACTGGTATCCATGATAGGCGGGGTTAAGATTGAACCACCAACCGCGCCAACTTTGTCAAAGAATCCTGTGCAAGCATAGAGCCTTTTTAGAACATTGGGTTCTGGTATTGCGTCATCATCCACACGCCAGACCCACTCGTAGCCCATGCTATTTGCCAACTGGTGAATGTGGTGTTGCCCTTGTTTGCCAGCATAGACCCATTCCCACGGGATGCCTTTAATGTCTAACATTTGGAAAAAGTGCGCGTAAATTAGTTCGTTCCGCATATCTTGCGGTTCGTCATTGTCATCAAAAATAACTAACTTATCTACTGGTCGGGTCTGGTTAATGATTGCTTGAAGGGTTAGCGGTAAAGTCGTAAAGTACCGACCCCGTGTAGCCACAGAACAAAGAATCATGCATCCCACCTACATAGCATTAAGTTACATTTATTGATTTCGCATATTTGCTGTGGTTGCTCAGTAACGTTACCCGCTTCTGATATATATGCAAACTTAAAATCAGGAAAATGACTTTCGTTCAGACCGTGCAGTTTGTGATGCTCGCCCCAAAAGCCTTGAGGTTCGTTCCATGGCACAGAGATTAACAATCGTTGGCAATGCTCTTTAAGCATTTGCACAATGTCTAACCCATTGTTTAAATGTTCAATGACTTCAAATGCAATGATGGTGTCCCAAAAATGTTCTAGTCCGTCATTAACGTTTGCTTGATTAAAGTGTCTATGCAATCCCCAGTTTTGTTCTCTAGCCACGCCAACAATAATTGGGTCGTAATCTATACCTAAGTAATGACACGTAACTGGTAAAAATTGCGAGCCATATCCCGTAGAACATCCAATTTCAAGCACATCCGTGCCATTAAAATTTTGGTTAGCCCAAATGTAGCGTGTGGCTTCTCTTGCAAAAACTGGGTCGCCTTTTAAGAACACCGCCCGTTCATAGTTGTTGGACAGTCTCCAACGATACCAGTCTGGGTGATGTTCTTTGGCAAGTTGCAATGCGTGTATTTCTAGGATTTGCTCCCATTGGGTTGCAACGCTTAACCCGTATAGTGTCTTGTCTTGTGTCATGTTTTATCTTGGATATGTCGCGTCAACCCTTGTTCCTACTGCCAATCCTGTGCCAAACACAATAGATGTTCCGCTTGTGACTGTTACATCTGTTCCATTGACCATCTTAACGCCATTAACAAATACTTGAATTTTTCCAGATGTATAACTTAACGAAGTTGTAAATGTTGTCTGGGATGCCGTAGCCGTAAACGAATCATAGATCATGCCTGTGGCAGAACCAGAATACCCTGAGTAACCAGAAAATCCAGAAGTGCCAACTGCACCTGAGTATCCGCTATAACCACTTATTCCAGAACCAGAATAACCAGAATATCCGCTTATTCCAGAGCCTGAGTATCCAGAATAACCACTAAAGCCAGATGCGCCTGTTGCTCCGTTTGCACCACTATAACCAGAAATTCCAGATGCACCATTTATTCCAGAGTACCCAGAAAATCCACTAGCACCAGTTGCACCAACTGCGCCTGAGTATCCAGAAATTCCTGAATAG